TTATTGCAAGATGAAAATACAAATTAATTATGTTCCAAGACCATGACAGACTAAATTCCATAAAGAGATGGAAACGAAAAAGAGAGCTATATTGGTTCTCCATAGAAGAGCTGGAAAAGCACAGCCTCTCTCTGCTAAAGTTTTAACTCCTAATGGTTTTACCACAATGGGAAAAATAAAAAAAGGAGACGAGATTTTAACTCCAAAAGGAACTACTGCAAAAGTAATAGAAGTATTTCCACAACCAAAACAACAGATTTATTCCATTACATTACAAGACGGTTCAAAAACAAGAGCCACAGCAGAACATTTGTGAAAAGTAAGTTTTGCTAACAGGAGACGAAAAGATGGTGTCTATAACACACTTTACTTAAAGCAATTTCTAGAAAGAGAATCTAACAAAACATTAAAAAACAAAAGCAGACCTTTGATTGATTCTATTTCTCCTAACTTAAATTTTGAACACAATAAATTTGAACACAATAGAAAAGCTATTGTAGCAATAGAAGAAGATGGTGTTGAACCTGCTCAATGTATTTTAATAGATGATCCAGATCATTTATACATAACAGATGATTTCATTGTTACTCATAACACAACTGCGATTGTAAATCAATTACAGAAAGATGCATTAATAACTCCTGAAAGTAAATATGCTTATATCTGTCCAACATATAAACAAGCAAAAGCTGTAGCCTGAGATATTTTTAAAAAGTATTCTCAAGATATACCCAATATAAAATACAACGAGAATGAATTGACAATTATATATCCAAATAAATCTAAAATAGTTTTATTGGGATCTGATAATACACAATCACTTCGTGGTATTGGATTATGGGGTGTAGCAATGGATGAATATTCTCAGCAACCATCTAATCTGTGAACAGAAGTTATTTTACCAACTCTTGCTGATCACGATGGTTATGCAATCTTTCTTGGTACTCCAATGGGTAAGGGAGAATTCTACAGAATTTATCAGAAAGCGTTACAAGATAAAAATTGATATTCTGCATTGTTAGATATTTATGATACAAATTTATTTACATCAGAACAAATAATTGGTTTTCAAAATGAAATGAGCAGAGATGAATTCAATCAAGAATTTTTATGTTCATTTGATTCATCGACAAAGGGATCGTATTATTCAGAAGAAATATTTAAAGCGAGATGTGAAAATAGAATTGGTAGTTTCCCGTATAATAAATTATTACCAGTTCATACAGTATGAGATATTGGTGGTTATACATCAATCGGATTTTTTCAGTATCAAGATGGAAAAATATTTATGATAGATTATTTATCTGGTGATAATATGGGCATAGAATATTATGTTGCACAATTAAAAAATAAAAATTATGTTTATGGAAAACATTTCGGACCATGAGATATTATTGGTAAAAATTTTATTCTCGGAAATAGAACAGTAGCAGAAATATGTTTTTCTCTGGGTATTGCTTTTGAAATGTCTGGTGGTAAATCTGTAATCAGTGGCATGAGTGTACAAGAAGGAATTAAATTAGTATTAAATATGTTTTCACGATTATATATTGATGAACAGAAATGTCAATTCTTTTTAGATGATATAGTTTTATATCGTAGAGAATGAGATACTGATCGTGGTATGTGAAAAGATAATCCAGTACACGATTATACATCACACGCCGCAGATATGTTGAGATATGCAGCACAAGCAGAACCATATATGGAGAAAAGAAGTGATAAATTATGACATGATTATAAACCCACATATCAAAAAAATAAGTATCAGGGATAAGTCCCTTGACATTTATTTTTTTATTTGATACAATTACTTTAATAATTAGATTTGTATCTAAAAAAATTTACTATACGAAAATATCCTAATAAAGTATAGAGGAGACAAAATCGCTTGGTATGTTTAGTCATAGTTCACACCTATCTGAAATATAAACAAGAAAAGGCTATCCGCCGGATTTGTGTCTTTGCGAGAATAACCACTCTTAATGCTGGAAACATTAAATCATTAAATGGGATACTGGGTAACCAGTAGAGCTTATTATCAACGTTCGCTCTTTAAACTACGTGATACTATAAAAACTATGACAACAATTAATTAATAATATTTGGTTCCTAAAGGTGTGGTTACCTAATAACAAATAAAACTTAATTATCAATATAATTATTTAACTTAGAAAGTCTTGGATTATATCCCAAAGGTTTCCTAAGTCCGGCTTATATCTAATAGGTATAAGAGAAACCTTTGGAATATAGTCCGAGACGATATATTAACAATATGCCAGTAAAAATTACAAAAACAAAAAGTGGTAAGTATAAGGTATCAACACCAAATCAGGTGCATGCAAAATCTACGACATTGAAAAAAGCAAAAGCACAAGAAAGATTATTAAATGCAATTGATCACGGTTGAAGACCATCTAATAAAAAACATAAATAAAAATATTATGAGATTATTAACAGACGAAGCATATGAAAAAATAAAAGAGATAGTGATTCAAATTAGAGAAGGCAAAGAAGTAATGCCTATTTTAGATTCATTAGAAATTATGCCAGAAGAAAAATTAATTGTGAAAGATGAAACACCTGAAATCACAACAACTGGAGTTCAGGTAAAAAAATAAAAAGAATTACGAAAAAGTAATTATTGATTAGATAAAAAATAAAAAATGGAGAAAACAAAATTATTAAATCTCGCTATAGAATTAGCAAAACAATCGGAAGACTATACAAAAAGTAGAATTGAACAAATTATAGAATCAGAAAATTTATATGATAATTATGTAGAGAATCCTTTACCAGGTTTATATAACGCTCCAGTTCCTGTTATGGGTGGTTTTGTAGATACATTATTATCCAGAATTTCTGGTAAGACTGTAATTAATTTTAATAAGCAAGATAATTCAGATGCGATAAAAGCAAAAAAGATTACAGCTATGTGATTGAAAGATTCATCTCCATCACGTGGCAAATGACACGAGAAAGATATTTTAGCAAAAAAGTTAGCAATATTTTCTGGTAGAGCAATTTATAAAATTTGAAGTGAATCAGATCCGAAATATAAAAATCATCTGGAAGTAATTCACTATAAAGATTTCCTATGTGAACCAAAAGGTGGTTATTATTTAGAAGATCATTTATATTGTGGACAAAAGAATATTTTCAAAACAAAAAGTGAAATCAAGCAAGGGATAAAAGATGGAATATATTTAGCAGAAGCGATAGATATTTTTGACGGAGAAGATAACAAAACATATTCAGATGATTATAATCAGATGAATAATGTGAGAGAGAATAAAGCATTAGCTTCAAACAATCCGGTTAAGACTGGTGTAGGTGTTGCTAATCTTTATGAAATGTACATTACAACGGACGAAGGAAGATATTATATCTTATTCTCAAAAGATAAAAAGATTGTAGTTCGTATTGGAAAGTTAAAAGATATATTGGGTAATGATTTATACCCATATGTATCATGAGCAACTCATCCAGAACTTAGTGAATTCTGAAGTAAAGCTGCAGCAGATGATATAAAAGCTATTGCTTATTCTATTAACACCATATTTAACCAAGCATTAAATAATCTGCAAAAGAGAAATTTCCCACAACGTGCTTACGATGTTAATATGTTTAATGATCCTACAAAACTGTATTATTCTCCAGATGGTGTTGTCCCAGTAAATAGTTATGGGAATAATATTGCCAATGGTGTATATGAATTTCAGACACCAGATAATACACAGATTACGATGAACCTTATAAACTTTATGGATAGTTTGGGTGGATTAAAAACAGGTGTTACAGCTGGTGTACAGGGAGCATCAAGAGAAAAAGCAGTAGGTATTTATTACGGTAATATGGAACAGATAGCCAATAGATTTGGACCAATGTCTACGTATTACACAACTGCTTGGGTTGATTTGGGTACACGATATCTGATAGGATTACAAGAAAACCTTACTGAGAAAGAAATGGTTAAAATGATTGGTGTAGATGGTATTACCTGAGATACATTGAGACAACAAGATTTGAAAACGAAAGAAGATTTAGAAATTAATATTACAGCTACTAATCAAGAATCAGAGTTGAAAGAAGCGGAGATAAAAACTAAGACACAAGCATTAGCATTGATTACCAATAACCCAGCATATGCTGCTAAACTTTCTCCAGATTGAGTTATTACTGAGACATTAAAAATGGGTGGTTATGATGATGATCAAATTATATTAGCCTTAGATGTAAATAACACAGCATCGGAAGACCAGTTAAATAAAGCTGCCGAAGTGATAGAAGATGTTTTAGAGGGTAAA